TGTCAAAAAAAAAAAACCAAAAAAAAAAAGACGTGACGCAGGCATACCAAAAGGTCCAGAAGAAAAGTATGACACATGCCAAAAGTACGTCATAGATAAAGGCAGAAGAGTTATGGGCAGGCTCTGCAATGAGCCATTAACACCAAAGCAGAAAAAATTCTGCGACAAACATAAACCATAAAGGAGGCAGATTATGATCGTTAAATCTTGGCAATTCAGAGGCTACGAGTGGAGCCAAGATATGCCAGAATGGCTGAAGCCAGAATGCTCTAAACGTGCGGGAAGCCCACATCTGTGGGTTCACACGCAGGCAGGAGAGCAAGCAGCAACGTCAGGTCAATACATCGCCATCAATCTGAGAGGCCACGTCAGCATACACAACACAAAGCCAGACGGCTGGGTGAAAGAAATTATCGCAGGCGCTGCCTTCGCAATCATTGTCGCAATTGTCGCCATCGCAATGCTCTCCCTTTAATCAATCGCAATTAATGGGAGTTGACACAAATGTTTTTGATTGACCCAGAATCAATGCATGATAAAACAAACGGGAAATCGAGGATGGTCTCCTTGAAGTCGGTTAGATTGAGGCTCAAAGCAATGCTAGTTGTGGAGAGTAAATATAGCTTGTCGTAGTGATAGCTGCGGCAGGCTTTTTTTATCACAAGAACGACAACCCTTTTTTTTAATTTAATTTTGCATTATATGAAAATTAAAGGAGGGCCGCATCATGGCGAAAAAAACAACCAAGAAACAACCAGCCAAAAAATCTGTCGGTAGGCCAAAGTTTGAAATCACAGAAGAGGTTCTTGCAAGCACAGAAACGCTTATGGCAAAGGGACTGACAAAAGAACAGTGCGCTGGAATGCTGGGCATTTCAGTCTCCACCTTCATGCTTCATCAGGCAGAAAATTCGGAATTTTCGGACGCCATAAAAAGGGGCGAGGCAATGGGGATCGACGCCGTGACCAACGCGCTCTTCGAAAATGCCACCGTCAAAAAAGATAATACCGCCATCATATTCTATTTGAAGACCCGCGCAGGCTGGGTGGATAAATCAGAAACAAAAATTCAAGAGGAAAAAACAATAACCCTCGACCTCACAAGGATTGGTATAAATGAACTCAGCGCAATTGAACGAGCTTTTGAGCAATCTCACATTGGAGCAAGTCAGGGCCGAAAAATACCGACGATCATTGAGGGAGTTTACGAAAGCCGCTTGGCCGACGATTGAACCGGGCGTAGATTTCAAAAACAATTGGCACATAGATGCCATCAGTGATCACCTCCAAGCCGTGGCCGAAGGCGACATCAAGCGCCTGATCATCAACGTGCCGCCACGCCACATGAAATCAATTAGCGTGGCCGTGGCGCTGCCTGCGTGGACTTGGGCAACACAACCATCCAAGAAGTTTCTCTATGCGTCCTATGCAGCCTCCCTGTCGATCAGGGATAGCACCAAGTGCCGAAGGCTGATCGATAGCCCGTGGTACAAGGCGCACTTCGGTGACAAGTTTAAGCTGACCGACGATCAAAACCAGAAACAGCGGTTTGAAAATGATCAGACAGGCTTCAGAATCGCGACCAGTGTTGGTGGTGCGCTAACTGGTGATGGTGGTGACATCATCTGTATCGATGACCCACACAACAGCGTAGAGGCTGACAGCAGCAAAGTCAGGGAGGGTGTGCTGGAGTGGTGGGATCAGGCCATGCAGACGCGCCTTAACGATCCAAAGACGGGCGCGTTTGTCATCATCATGCAAAGACTGCACGAACAAGACCTCACGGGCCATATACTCGCAAATGAGCTAGGCAATGAGTGGGATCACCTGTGCCTGCCTGCCAGATATGAGATCGGCCATCCCACGCCCAACAGATCAACTCTTGGCTTCACAGACCCCCGCACAGAAGAGGGGGAGCTTCTGTGGCCCGATAGGATGGACGAGAAGACCCTGACCACCCTAGAGCGCAGCCTTGGCTCCTACGCAGCGGCAGGGCAGCTACAGCAGCGGCCAAGCCCCAAAGGCGGCGGTATCCTCAAGTCAAGCTGGTGGGTGCCGTGGGAAAAAGAAAATTTACCCGACAATATCGAATATGTAATCCAATCTTGGGACACAGCCTTTGAAACAAAGGAAAGCTCCAGCTTCAGCGCCAGAACAACTTGGGGCGTATTCAAGTATCAAGGATACGACTGCGCCATCGTGCTAGAGGCGTGGTACGATAAAGTTAACTACCCACAGCTACGCAAGCTGGCGCAGGAGGCATACGATGACTGGGAGCCAGATGCAGTCTTGATAGAGAAGAAGGCTTCGGGAAGCAGCTTGCTGCATGATTTGAGGCAGGCAGGGGTGCCAGTGCTGGCGTACAGCCCAGACCGAGATAAAGAAGCTCGCGCACACGCCGCATCTGCCCTGCTGGAAGACGGCAGAATATTCTATCCCAAGCGCAAATGGGCCGAAGATTTGATCTCAATATGTGCCGCCTTCCCCGCTCACCCAAATGATGATATCGTTGACACTTGCACCCAAGCATGGCTAAGACTGAGAAAAGGATGGTTCTTAGGCCACACTGAAGACCCCGACGAGGACGATTATCAAGAACCGCAAAGGATAACTCTATATGGCTGATCCAAATGTAATCCCGTTTGCCGAAGGCGCACCCGCAGATGACCTGATGGTAGAGACCCTCCCAGACGGTGACGTGCTAATCGGTGATCCAGAGCTTGACGTAATCGAAGAAAGCGACAACGGCTTTGATGCAAATCTCGCAGAAGAGATCGACGCACGCGAGTTATCGGCCAAGGGCGCGGAGCTTGTCAGCTTTTACGAAAACGATGAAGCCGCACGGGACGAGTGGAAGACTCGGTACAAGGCTGGCCTAAAAACCTTAGACCCAGACGGGGGCTTAGATGAAAGCGAAGACGAGAGGGCCACCCGTGGCCTGTCCATCGTTGTTCACCCCCTGATCGCAGAAGCGGCAACGCAATTCAATGCCAAGGCCATCGCAGAGCTTTACCCGTCAGGTGGCCCAATCAAGTCGGTCATCATTGGTCAGCCAGACGAGGAAATCGAAGAGCAGGGCCGCAGGGTCAGAGAATTTATGAATTATCAGATCACAGAGGAAATGCCCGAATACTTTCCCGATCTGGATCAAATGCTGTTTCACTTACCGCTGGTCGGTCAGACGTTCAAAAAGGTGTGGTGGGACGTAAACCTCGACAGGCAATGCAGCCAGTTCGTCAAGGCAGAAGATTTTTGCGTGGCACCAGAGAGCAAAGACCTCTACACATCTCCACGCTATACTCACCTTATTAGAATGCCAAAGAACGACTACAATCGCTACGTTCAAAACGGCTACTACCTCCAGACCAGCGATGCAGGCAGCGATGATGTCGATCCAGCCGACAGCGTTATTGGCGAAATCGAAGGCGTTGATGAATACGACGATAGCAATGATGACATAATCACACTGCTGGAAATGCACGTATATGATTTGTTCGACGGCATTGACGGCGAAGAAATGGATGAAGAGGATCAGGACGATAACGCTGTCGCCCTGCCCTACGTCATTACCATTGATTACGACAATCAAAAGATCGTGTCGGTCAGGCGCAATTGGCGCGAAGACGATGAGATGAAAAAACGCCGTGACTGGTTTGTGAGCTACAAGTTCTTGCCCGGACTTGGGTTCTACGGCTTTGGCCTATATCACATGATCGGTGGGCTGGGCAAAGCGGCGACAGGATCACTTCGCGCTCTGCTCGACAGTGCCGCATTCGCAAATATGCAGGGCGGGTTCAAGCTGCGTGGCCGTGTTACTGGCGGCGATGTGCAAGTTAACCCCGGTGAGTTTGTCGATCTCGACAGCACCGTCGATGACGTTAACAAAGCCATAATGCCACTGCCGTTTAAGGAGCCGTCAGGGTCGCTGTTTAATTTGCTGGGCTTTATGGTCGATGCAGGCCAACGCTTTGCATCCACAGCCGATCTTAATGTCGGTGACGTAAATCCAAACGCCCCAGTGGGATCGACGGTTGCCTTAATTGAGCAGGGATCGAAGGCGTTCAGCGCAATTCACAAGCGCCTGCACTACTCGCAGGGCCAAGAATTTAAAATGCTGGCGGCTCTAAACGCAGAAAATCTGCCAGAAGAGTTTACCTTCTCACGCGCTGGAGCAGCCGAAACGGTCTATGCCGCCGACTTTGATGACCGCATTGACATCGTGCCTGTGTCCGACCCCAACATCTTTAGCACCGCCCAGCGTATCGCGCAGGCACAGGCCGTTCTGCAAATGGCGCAGGCCGCACCGCAACTGCATGATATGTACGAGGCGTACAAGCGGATGTACGAGGCGATCCGCATTCAGAACATCGATGAAATACTGAAAAAACCAGAAGAAGCGGTACAGATGGACTGCATCGATGAAAATATGAGCGTGATGTATGGCAAGCCAATCCGCGCCTTCATTGAACAAGACCATGAGGCGCACATCGCGGTGCATATGCAGTTTCTGCAAGACCCATCTTTGGCTGGCAACCCCGGCGCTAAAACTATGCAGCCGATCTTAATTGCACACATCGCAGAGCATATCGCGCTGCTGTACCGCCTCAGAATGCAGGCGAGTGTGGCAATGCCACTGCCGCCACTGCCCGACTTTAAAGACCCCAACTTTAAGTTTGAGGACGTTGATCCAGAGCAAGATCGCTTGATTAGCCAACGGGCCGCAGAAGTGGTCAGGGCCGCACCTCAGATGAAGCAGATCGAAGCCATCAGGGGCGTTGGTCAGCAGGGTCAAGGTCAGGGCAATCCGCTGGAATACGCGCAGCAATTGGCAAAGTTGGAGACCGAAGCCCTTACGGCCAGAACACAGGCGCAAATTGCTGCCGATCAGGCCAAGGCTCAATCGAACATTCAGATCAAGCAGGCAGAGGCCAAGCAAGATATGCAGATCGAAATGGCAAAGGCGCAGGCCGACTTGCAGGCGAAGGTCACAAAGCTGGAGGCCGAATTGCAGCTTGAGCGGGAGAAGAACGCAGCAAAACTAGAAATGGAGGCAATGAAGAATGTACCCCCCACGATATAATTTGCCCCCCATTAATCCTGCCGCCTTCGGCGGTTTGCCGAAAGAGCAAGCGCAGGGTGCGCGGCCCCCGCCCTCCTCCCAAGGTGGGGGTCAGCAGCCCATAGACATGAATAAATATTTAATGAATAAAGTAGCTGAGATTCGACAGCGCATGGGCGCTGGTGATATGGGTGCCTTGACGGCGATATCGGACGCCGCACAGGTTCCAGTACAGCAGCCCCCTATGCAGGGGCCACCTCAAAGGCAGGGAATGGCGTGATGGATGAAAAACAGGGCGCGTTTGCAGATTTAGATTTTAAAGATAAATTTGATGATTTTGATCTGCCTGTTTCTGGCAACATTAATATTGACGGCACCTCAAATGAACCACGTTCTGAATTGGATTTATACAGAACATTTGATGGCAGGATGGGCAGCATTAAACCCTCAATCGGCTACACTATTGAAGAAACAAAATCCAGAGACGGCATGGCTGACGTTGAAAACAGGGCCAGAACCGTGCGTCTTGGTCTGGATGGATCGACCAGATTGGGGCCAGTAGATTTAAGCGGAAACGTCATGGGCAGCAGAACCATGCAGGACAAAACCTATACGTTTCCTTTTGCCACCTTCACGCAGGGAAGCTCCAGCACATTTTCAAAGCTAGGCGCAGCGGCAAAGATGGGCGCGTTTGATTTTGAAATCAACAAGCAAAAATCAAGCGGCATGGAGCCAGTATATTCTGGATCGATTGGCATGAATTTTGGCGATGGTGGTCGCATTAGCTACTCTGACAGCAGCACTGGCGAACCAAGAATTGACGCCAGATATAGAATGGAGTTTTAGAGATGTGCGGTGGATATGGTGATACAGACGGTGATGGCAAAAGCGATGGCATAGGCGCATTTCTTACCGACATCACAGACGGCGGTGGTGCTGGTCGATCTGGCGCACGATTTAGTAGCGGCGACACAAGCGTATTAGATAGCAATAACGATAACTACGTTTCTGAAGCAGAATATATGCGGGGGCAATTAGCTTCTGAAGCCAACGAAGATCGCGGAAGAGGCGGCACTTTTGGCGATGCGTACAATGATGCACAGACGGGAATTAGCATGTTTAGCAATTCTTTCGGCGCACTACCACGGGGATCGATACGACAAGAGGCTGCATTAGGGCCAGAATATGGATCACCAATAGAGACAAAAAATATGGCTAGGTTCATGCAGGGCGGCGGCTTTACGGGCGCTGCTATCAGGGGGGTTAGTGGGCTTTTAGGTGGGGCGGCTGACGCTGCTGGAGATATGGGTCGAGCTTTGACCTTCCAAGAACAAAGAGAGCGCGAGGAACAAACACCAGAGCAGCAGGCAAGAAGTTTTGACAGCATCTTTAACACAGGTTCTTCTCAGTTCGATAAGTTACCAGAGGCTCAACGAGACGCTATTATACGAGGTACACGGTCTTTAAATGCGGAACGTGCGCTTCAAATTAAAATGGCGCAGGCTGCGGCACGACAACAACCGCAGACAGCAACGGTTGAACAAGTTATGCCTGTGGGCGATAACATCGTGGAAGTAATTTATTCAAATGGAATTAGGAAGCGCATGACGCTACAACAAGCAAGAAACAATGGTATTGCTTTATAGGAGAACGACATGAACCCCGACCTTGAACTAATTCAACAGTACGCACAGGCCATACAAGCCACTGGATTGCTGGAAGAAGACACCGTAAATGGCATTACCGCAATGGTTGATCGGGCGAGAGATCAGTTTAGAGTTGCTGATGAGCAGGGCATTCCGCGAGAAACCCTACAGCTTTTGCCTGACGATCAACGCGCAGCAATGCAGGAAGTCCTAATGCAAGTGCAACGGTCTTATGGCGCAAAGTCTGAAGGCGAAATGATGAATGCAAGAAGTCGATTGGCGGCAGACAAAGCGATGCCACAGGGACTAAGTGAACAAGAAATGAATAGGTTTAGAGCGCAAAAACGGGCCGCATCTATGGGCGCAAAGTCTGAAGGCGAAATGATGAATGAGCGGTCATACCAAGTTGATGATGGAATGATGAGTATGCCACCACGTCAAATGGCTGAAATGCAGCGCAAGGGCGAAATATCTCCCGACACTATTTATGAGAATATCGATGGATTAGACATTGCGCGGAGACCTACTGCACCAGCAACATCGCTACGGCCAAAGCCACGCCCAGCAAATCTAGGCACAATGGGACAGACGCGCCCACAAATGCGACCATAAAGGAGGCCGACATGGCACAGGTAGAAGTCGAAAACATGGAAGAAAATGCAGACCTTTTTATGGCAAAAATGGGCTTTCCCCATGATGCAGAAGGTTTGGAGCTATCAGACGATCAACTCGTTAACTTTTTGCTGCTGTGCCATCAAGACATGATGGACGTTGATGGCGAAGATTACGGCGAAGACTACGAAGAAGTCGATGATCAAATGATGGATATGCCCCACGACAGTGACGTAAAGGTCAAGGTCATGAAGCTCGACGGCGGCAATGTCCAAGAGATGATGAACAAGCTGCTTGGCGGTCACTAATGCCCGTTATGAAGGTCAAGGGCGGCTACCGTTGGGGCAGCAAGGGCAAGGTTTATAAAACCAAGGCCGAAGCAGCCAAGCAGGGTCGCGCTGCCTATGCCGCTGGATATGGCAAAAAGAAAAAGGGCAAGTAGATGATGAAAGCTGGGGTCGATCTATTTTATAGACTTGCATCTGAAATTGCCAAAGTTGGTGTGACTGAGGTTCAACAAAAACTTATTGACGCTGGTGATGTTCGCGTTCTTGCCGAAATATTTAAACGACCCACAAAGCCAATGCTTGATCCTATGGGCTTGGGCAACGTAAAGCTGCCAGATTATGTAGAAAATATTGAATATGATTTTGCGCCAGATGGAAGTTTGCAGCCCGAAAAAGAAATAGATATTGGCGCGTTGCAAGGCACAATGCTGATACCAGCGTATGGAGACAGAACTTATGCTGGTGGCGCTCTTAGGGGCATTGGAGGCACTACATTCTCCCAGCCTGTTAATATGCAAGGCGGCAATCAGTTTATGCGATCTGCTGGTGGAGGCATATGGGCGTCTGAAGTATCACCAATGACTTCAAAGGCTGACTTTGCAGAGCTTTTGAAAAATCAAGACGGTGAAGATGTTCGATTGATTTACACTGCTATGGCTGGTCAATCTGGCGATTTTTCTAAAATGATGTCAAACGCTACAATGGGAATGATTGAACAAAGCAAAATTACCAAGAAAGCTGCAAAGGAATATGATGATTGGGTTAGATCGCCCAACACAAAAGATTCACCAAACGACCCAAATTGGCCCGGTATTTTAAATCCAAATGCTCGTGATTATGTAAACAATAAAATGGTAGGCACAAAAAGACGGTTGTTGTGGCAGCAAATGGACAAAGACAAATATGTCAAAAAAGGATTTCCAAATATCGGGGTAATTAGAGCGGCAATTACAGAAAGAGGACTTTTGACCGCACCCAATTTTGCAACGGGTAGATCAATTGGCACTATGGAGGGTGCAGCCAGAGAGGTACAACCAAGAAGGGGTGCGAATACAACTGACCCTACAAAATTGGTTTTTGCGCCACATGAAACATACAGCCATCAAGTTGAGGGCGAATATCTGGGCGGTTTGCCACAAGATGTACCGGGAGGTATGGTTTTTAGAGATTATTTTTCATCACGCAGGGCGTCTGGAGCAGGAACGTCAGGCGATCAAAGGTCGTTTCTGATGTCGCCATACAATAGGCAAAGGGTGGATCAGCAAATGATTGATGAAATTAGCCAATATCTTGAGAGCTTAAAGCAATTGGAGTAATTTAATGGCGGCAAAGAAAAAAAAGAAAGCGAAGCGAGACGCCTGCTACAGTAAGGTAAAAGCGAGATACACGCGCAACGGTGGCACATGGCCGTCAGCTTATGGCTCTGGCGCTTTGGTGAAATGCCGCAAGGTCGGCGCAAAAAACTGGGGCAATAAAAGTGGCAAAAGCAAAAAAAAGTAGTAGCAGCGATGGTCTGCGAAAGTGGTTTGGCCGCAATAAAGGCAAGGGCTGGGTCAATTGCAAAACTGGTGGCCCCTGTGGCCGCAAGAGCCGCAAGTCTGGTGGATCATATCCCGCCTGCCGTCCCACAATGGCGCAATGCAAAAGCAAGTCGGCCAAGTCGGCAGCAAAGCGCAAGACATCTGCAAAGCGCGTAAACTGGAAGGGCAAGAAAAATGGCAAAAAAAGCGGTTGAAGCGCCCAAGGGCTATCACTGGATGAAGTCGGGCAAAGGCTACAAGCTAATGAAGGGCGACTATAAGCCTCACAAGGGCGCAGTTAAGAAGGCTTCATTTGATGTGCAGAAAGTTCACAAGTGAGTGGTACACGTCTTCGCATTGGTTCTATATATCGGTATTGCTGATGATCGTAAGCTGGTCAGCGATGATATGTTGTTTCGCAGCATAGAAACGTGTACATATTTTGCGAAAGCAATCGTTGGGCGATGGGGATACCACAGTAATCCAAAAGATTTTGGCGTTGCATATTGCGTCCCACGGCTGGTCGATCCTGATAAGGCGAGGATTTATTGAATGGCAAAATACAAAGGCAAGAGCGTCACACTGAACAAGCCGCGCAGGATTGCAAAGGGCGAAACCAGCTACGGCAAGAAAAAGTCTGTGGTGTACGTTACGGACGGCGACAGGGTAAAGCGAGTGACCTTTGGCGACCCCAACATGAAAATCAAGAAAAACCAAAAGGGGCGCAGAAAGAATTTTAGGGCGCGTCACAACTGTGATAACCCCGGCCCAAAAACCAAGG